AAGGAATAATTTTTAGTGCTAAATTTAGTCTGTGAAAGAGGTGCAGTGTCTGAAGTATTTCCACCTCTACCTTTATTAAATCCTAACAGCCCCGGCAAGTTACCTGCTACTTTTTTCAAAGATTTAGCAGCTATACCTTGAGCCGCACCTTTTAATAAATCTAAAGCCATGTATAAATACTCCTATAACTTCTATTTATAAAGATTGACATGGCGTATAGTGGCAAATACATTCCTAGTAACCCCAAAAAATATAGGGGTAATTATACTCAAATAATATATCGTTCACTTTGGGAACGTAAACTCATGGTGTATTGTGATAATAATGAAAAGGTTTTAGAGTGGGGTAGTGAAGAAGTGGTTATCCCTTATGTGTCGCCATGGGATAATAGAATACATAGATACTTTCCAGACTTCTATATGAAAGTTAAACAGGCAAATGGCTCAGTCAAAAAATTTATCATAGAAGTCAAACCAAAACATCAATGTAAACCACCACCAAAAAATCCAAAAAGAAAAACTAAACAATGGTTTAATTCAGTAAGAACATGGACAATCAATGAAGCTAAATGGAAATCTGCAAATGAATTTTGTTTAGATAATGGCATGGAATTTAAGATACTTACTGAAGACCACTTGAATCCAAAGTATAAATAGTAATATGGAAACTTTCGGACTCACATTGGGCTTTATGACAATCTTTGTATTAGGAATGTCTTTTGGGTTACTTGCAAACAAACCACTTAGAGGTAGTTGTGGTGGACTAAACTGTAGGTGTAAAAATGGCACAAAGTAAATTTATACAAGCAGTCGTGAAGGCAGCAAAAGGTAGACCTAAATCAACTGCTTGGTATCAAGACAAAATAAAAGAATTTGGTAAGCCAGGAGCAATGGATTTAATTCGTGATGGTAAAAGAAATAATAATCCTTTTTTTGGTAGATTAAATATGTTTTTCTATGACCCAAAATTAAAAGCTAAATTACCTTACTACGATACATTTCCTTTAGTATTACCAATTGAAAGATACAATGATGGTTTCTTAGGTATAAATCTACATTATTTACCTATGGGGCTAAGAATAAGACTTTTGGATAGATTAGTAGATTTTACTAATAATACAAAATTTGATGAAAGTACAAAAATAGTTGCTGATTATAGTAAACTTAAAAATATAAAATTAATTAAACCGACTTTAAAAAGATATTTGAGAGGTCGAGTAAAAACACAGTTTCGTAGAATAGATGCAGATGAGTTTACAGTGGCTGCACTATTACCAGTTGCAAGATTTAAGAAGGCATCTGCAGCTGAAGTTTATAGAGATAGTAGAGGTATGGTCTAATGGCATTTGGCGGATTAGTAGATGCAGTAGCATTCGGTGCTTTAAATGAAGTTTTAGGTATATTTAAAAGTAATGATGGTGTATCAAGACCACATAGGTATGAAGTCACATTATTTCCACCTACTGGAACTAGAGGTCAAAAAGGTTTAGGTAATAATATATTCACAAAAATAATGGGTGAATTATTAGGAGATGGAACTGTAAGAGCCACTGGATTAAAATGTGAATCTATTTCTTTCCCTGGCAGGAATATTGATACCACAGATGATACCAATATATATGGGCCTGTTAGAAAAATAGCCACAGGATATTCTTTTGCAGATGTGTCAGCAACATTCCAATGTTCATCTGATATGAAAGAAAAAAAGTACTTTGAAACATGGCAGAGATTAACATTTAATCCACAAACTTGGGCCATGGGATATTATAACAGTTACGTTGGTTCAGTAGAGATACATGCATTAGATGAACAAGATAATAGAAGATATGGTTGTAGACTTGTTGAGTGTTATCCAGTAAGTATAAATGAACAATCACTAAGTTATGCTGAAAATAGTAGTTATCAAACTATAACTGTTAACCTTGCATATCGTTACTGGCAAAATTTAACTGATGAGGCTAATTTACCAAAACCTCTACTTGATAGAATTGCAGAAAGTGCTGTAAATACTGTAACAAGAAGAATTACTTCACAAATACCAGCAGTATTACGCAGATTATAATATAATAAAGGATGAAATATTATGGCATTACCAAAACTCAATACTCCAACATATGAGTTGGAAAGACCATCTACGGGCAAAAAAATAAAATACAGACCATTTTTAGTGAAAGAACAAAAAGTGCTAATGATGGCACAAGATTCTAAAGATGATGCAGAAATATCAGAGGCTGTAGGTAGTTTAGTTCAATCTTGTACCTTTGGTGAGATTGATTATAAAACCTCACCCATGTTTGATATAGAATATTTGTTTTTAAAAATTAGAGGCAAATCAGTAGGGGATAAAGTAGACTTAAATCTCATTTGTCCAGATGATGGTAAAACACAAGTTAAAAAAACTATTGACCTTGAAGAAGTAAATATTCATATGTTAGAAAATCATACGAATGAAGTAGAAATAAATGATAATGTCAAAATAGTTTTTAGATACCCAATTTTATCTGATATGAAAGGCATCCCAGTTTCAGAGGTTTCTACAGCTTTTTCAGTTATCAATGCTTGTGTTCATAGTATACATTATGGTGATGATGTTTATCAGAGAGCAGATTTAAAAGATGAGGAAGTAGAAGAATTTATAGATAGTCTTACTGGTGACCAGTTTGAAAAAATAACAGAGTTTTTCCAAACTATGCCAAAACTTCGTCATGTGGTTGAGGTAACTAATCCAAAAACTAAGAAAAAAAGTGAGATAGTCGTGGAGGGGCTACAGAATTTTTTAGGGTAGGGCTATCTCACGATAGCCTAGAAAACTATTACAAAACTAATTTTGCTATGATGCAACATCATAATTATAGTTTAACAGAGCTTGAAGAAATGATGCCATGGGAAAGAGAAATATATCTAGGTTTATTAATTAACTTTGTGAAAGAAGAAAACAAAAGAGCAGAAAAAAATAATAAATAGTCATAAAGGAGAGAGAATATGGCTGCACAAAAGAAGTTGGAAAAAGATAGTCAGTATGCACATCTCGATATTGATGGCGATGGTGTCGTGACAGATGATGAACTTGATATGGATGAGAGAATAATGCGATTAGAAAATGAAGATAAAAGACAAGATGCTCAAAGGTATATGGCATGGTTTGCTCTCTGGGGAATGCTACTTTATCCATCAATGGTTGTCATATCTTTACTTGTAGGACTAGACCAAGCAGCCAAAATATTAGGAGATATGGCTGCAGTTTATTATGTGTCTGTTGCTGCTATAGTTGCGGCTTATTTTGGTACACAAGCTCTAAAGAAAAAGTAGGAAAGTAAATGGCTGATGCAAGTTTTAGAGAAGTAGTAGAAGAACTCAAAAAGAATAAAGATTCTCAGGATGCAGGATTTGATAAACTTGAAAATGCAATAACTGGTGGGTCTAAAGAAAATAAAGGTGCACTTGAGGAACAAAAAAAGAAAGAGGTTGCTGCTAGAAAAAGAGAGGAAACTCTATTTGGAGAGATAGCATTTGGCATCAAGGAGATGAATAAATCTCTAAAAGAGGGTCTTGCTAAATTACAAGACAAAGGCCTTGGTGGTCTTGGTATGATAGCTGGATTGATAGCTGGCCCTTTTATAGCCATACGCGCATTCTTTACACAAATCGGTAAAGAACTAAAGTTCCTTCAAACTTTAGTTAAGGGTAACAGAATACAGAAAGCTTTTGCACCCATAAAAAACTTTTTTGCAGCTGTAGCCAGACTTACCAAAACTACATTTTCAAACGCACAATTAAAAACACTCACTAAAATAAATATGAAACCATTTGTGATGGTTGCTGATTTATTTAAAGCCATAGGTAGAGATTTAAAACCTCTTGGAACTAATATTGTAAAACAAGTAAAAACTGGTGTAGATGTTTTAAACAAAGGTGTGGCTGCAGTTCTTAGATTTCTAACTCCAGTAACAAACTTTTTTAAAGGTATAATAAGTGCTGCTAAATCCTCTGCATCATTTATGGGTGGTCTATCAAAAGTACTACCATTTTTTAAAACAATAGGTACAACACTTGGTAAATTCTTTTTACCTGTAACAGTTATCATGTCAGTATTTGATGCTGTAACTGGTTTCATGGATGGTTATGACCAAGGCGGGGTGATAGGTGGTATTCAAGGTGCGATTACAAAAGTCTTTAATGGTTTAGTTGCAATGCCACTAAACTTACTTAAAGACTTACTTGCATTTGTACTAGGAATTTTTGGTTTTGATAATGCCAAAGCAGCATTAAATGAGTTTGATTTTGCAAAGCTTTTTACAAACATATTTGATGGTATATTTAATGGTGTTCGAGGTGCAGTCGATTTTATAAAAGAATTATTTACATTTCCAGAAGATGGTGGTGCACTTGCTGCAATCGGAAAATTAATTGATATTCTACTTTTACCATTAAACACAGCTATTAATTTTGTCAAAGGTATGTTTGGATTTACAGATGAAGATGGTGGTAGATTACCACCATTTAGTATAGGTAAATTCATAACTGAAATGATTGAAAAGGTCATAAATTATGTAAAAGATATATTCCCATCATTTGAGGACTTAAAAAATTTACTACCAAGTGCTGGTGATTTAATAAGTGGTTTCAAAAACCTTTTTAGTTTTGGTGGTGATGACAAAGAAGAAGAAACACCAGAGGGAAAAGAGGAGACTTCTAAATTTGGAAAAAGAAAAGAAATCCAAAAAGAACTTACTGAAGCTAGAAAAGCAGCAAGAATAGCTGAAAGAGAACTTGAGAAAGCAATGTTAATGAGTACTTCTCAACAAGAAAAATTTGCTGCTCTTAGTAAAAGAGATGATGCTATTATAAAAGTGACAGAGTTAGAAGATGAGTTAAGGAAAGCTAGAAAAAGACAATTTGGTGGCCCAGTCCTTTCAAGTGTTCCTTATATCGTAGGTGAGAGGGGCCCAGAATTATTCATACCAAAAACTGATGGTATGATTAAAAACGAACAGCAGACTAATCAAATGATGCAATCTGCTGTTGGTAAAGGTGGTGGCGGTGGAGCAACAGTTGTAAATGCTCCAACTTTTGCACCTATGTCTAGTAGTTCAAGTAGCACTACTTCAACAAGTGCGCCAATCGTACAACTTGACCCTATATTAAATAGGGCAAGTCAATATGCAATCTAGTTAGCTAGTTTTGCGAAGTAATCCATAGTATCTTCTTCTTCCTCTTGAGTTGAAGTAGATTCTACTGGAGTGGTATCAACCTTTGGAGTTTCCATAGGTTCATCTTCCATCTGTTCTGCAACATTACCAACTGTAACACTACCAGATAAAACTGCATCAAGACGAGCTTTAAGTTCTTCATAAGACTTGAAGTTAGTAGTAGCAGTAAACTCACTTAGAGGATACTGTTTCTTCCATACTTCCTCAATCTTTGCATCACTATCAAACAACGTAGATGGGTTATCAAAGTCAGAACTATCATAGTTCCAATAACCAGCAACTTTTCTGATTTTTAGTTTAAAGTTTGCACCTTCCCAAAAATCAAATGGATTGATTGCTTTTTCATCTTCAAACTCTGGTTGCATCGCAGCCATAATCTTGTCAAAGATTTTCTTACCATATCTGAATAGAAAAACTTTACCCTCATTCTCTGGGTGCTTACTATCTGACACCACATAGATATTAGAGAAATACTGTAACTTTCTTTTCTGCTTTCTAGCAATCTCTTTATCAGACTCTAGTCCAGTATTCCAATATTGAGTGTTCAATTCTGAAACTGGGTCTTTCTGACCAAGAGTTGTCAAAGAGTTTTCAATATACCATTGACCAGTTGGGCCTTGAAATGCATGATTCCAAACCTTTGCCCAAGGCATATCCTCACCCTCTACTGCAGGTAGAAAACGAATGACTGCATAACCATTACCAGATTTATCTACTTCTGGTTTCCACAATCTTTCATCTTTGTAAGATTTTTTCTCTTGAGGTGCGTTTTCTTTCTGTACTTCGCCAAGTAACTTATCAAGAGAATTGCTTCTCTTTAGACTTTCTAACGACATATTTTCTCCTTATGTTATCGTATGTTATTTTGTAGTTCTTCGTATGTTAAATCTGTTCCAACCTTAAAAAACTTGACATTGGGAAAATCCCTCTGTACCAGTTTAAATTGGTTATCCCAGTTAATCGTGTTATATCCACGACTATCGGCAGGAAGATAATTCTCACTACCTTTGTATATGTTATTTATGGGTTCTGCGTAATTACTTCCGTCAAAACCACACATATACACTTCCTCTGCACCATCTTTACAAGCAAGATATAGTGCAGTATTCCCTGCAGACCACCCTCTTGGGTAGTCTATGTTAATTGCTTTATCATTATATTCATCAACCCAAGTAATATATATACCCACATTAAACATGGCTTTTTTTGTAAAATCTTTTGGGTCTAACTGTGGATTATATATTAGTATTTCTTCTATTTTCTTTTCCACCATAGATTTATCTTTACCTTGAACCACACAACTTTTTCTATTGAGTTTTGCAGTTTCATACACAGGGCCATCATTGTTAATCAATAACGTATGAGGGTCAAACTCTGCAGGTAATACTTCCCAATCACTAAACCAACATTTATGTTTCATCACATAGCCTGATTCATATATCTCTTGTTGCATATTATAGTCTACTGAAACAAGATTGTCAACAGAAAAATCGCGATAAATTGCGTTACAACCCCATGTGGTAATCCATTCACTATGGTATAATAACTGTCTAGATTCACCATTTCCATAAACTATATGTTTAATCATCTCTCAACGCCTTCCATGATGTTGGAAATTTTTCTTTTGCTTGTATGTCAATCATACCTGCAACTAACTGTGTTTCCCATTGTGTATCTGACTTACATCTTAAATTACATACTCTTGCAAATGCCATTAAAGTACCAGACCAAAACCATTCCGTATATAAATTTTGTGGTAAAACCATTCTTGCCATTTCTGGTGCGATACCAGCTTTTAACATATTCTGATATGTGGTCTTAACAAACTCTAATGTTGAACCTAAATTATACTCAATAGCTTCATCTGATGAACCTTGTTTCTTATTTTCTGCTTTCAATCTCCAAGCCTTTGGAACATAAAACTCTGGTTCATCATCTACATATCTTCTTGAAACTTCATTCCACACCAAACCAACTTGGTGTTTTACAAGTTGTCTTGCTACAAATATTGGAGCCTTAATTCTAAACTGTAAAGATGCATGTCCAAAAGGACTCCAATGATTATGTTTTGCAAGGTAGTTAATAAGTTTTTCATCTTTATCAGAAAATTTATTACTCTCTTTTGAGAAAGAGACTCGAGCGGCATTGACTACGCTCAAGTCTGAACCCATACTGTCAACAAGAGTTACAATCAATGTCTTTGCTCGTGCTTCTTTTTCTCTTGCCATGGTCTACGACTTGGCCTGTAACCTTTAGGCCACTCTGGAGTTCTACTGGCGAGTAATTTAACTCGGTCAGATAACTCCTTATTTTTGACAACGAGTTCAGCGTTGTCGGCTTCGAGTTGTTTAACTCGATTCTTGAGTTGCATGTCCTCAAGTGCTTGAAATGCATTTTTAGCATTAATATTCATTACCACATTCTCCTATATTGGTAAGGTTGCTGTTTTCTCCAGAAAGTTTAACTCTCTGGCGTTTGCCTCAATTTTCTCTTTGAGTCCTTTTGTAATTAATCTATTTACTGAATCTGGTTCTAGGTCATTTTTTTCACAGTACCATAGAACTGCATCTATGTGATTAATTTCTTTTTCTTTTGCTACTTTTTCTATCTCAAGTGAGAATGATTTAGGTGTCTGCATTATTCGTGTTCTCCGCCAACGTCATTTGAGTCTAGTGGTATTCTTTTACCATTATGATATATTGCTCTTGAACGACTTGGTGTTCTATAAGACCAATCCGTATTCTTAGTAATATTAAAAGTTGCAACTGTCACAACTATCGCACTTAAAATAAATACATGAGCAATCGCTGTAAAACCAAAAACCCACATTGAACCAAAATACATTGAAAATGTAACACACCACATCCATGCTAACACTTGCATGACCATATGTCTTACATTTAAATCTGGGATATTTTTTAGTGGATTCACATCATGGTTCATTACACCATTCCAACTATCATAAATAAACTTTCTCATATATACTCCATAATTAATTAAGTGGTAGGTTATTCTGTTACTAGGAAACCTACCGAAACCCTATCCGATTAAGCAGCTAGTGCAAAATCTTGAGGTGCAAAGTTATCGTTTGCATTTACTTTTTTGACCAATAACGGAGTCATCCGACAATTCTCCACTCGTCTATCTCTGTCAGTCGAACCTATTTCAGCCCCATTAAAATAAGTCTTGCATGGTGTGGTGAATAGTTGTTTATACATATCCACTTAACCAACCTTTTTCTGTATTCCCAAAGTATTACTTCATCCATTCTAAAACTCATTTTGGTGGAGCTGATGGGTACTGCCCCCATGTCCTGCCCAGTATTCAACTCGAATCAACAAATTGTAAGTATATTTATAACATAATTTCTTTGTGATGTCAATAAGAAATTTGCTCTTTTTTTACTGGTGCACCTATTGCATTTCTTTGAAAATATGCTTTAAGACTTTCTTCCTCAAAACAATATATCTTTGCAGGCCCACCTAATTTATTTTGTGCTAACTCTGATACTTGTTGTCTGTTAAAAGATGCAGATGCTTGACAATGTTGTAAACTATCAAACGTAGGGTCTGTTAGTACAAAGTGTTCTGCAGAACCATCAGCATACAGCTGTATTGATATTAACACCAGAAACCATTTCATTTTTTTCTTTCCAATCTTTTATGGCATATTTTAACAAGGGTAGATAATCTGTCTTATTTTTTATGAACTCTTGAACAACACCATCCTCTGTTACAACTAAAATTGCAATCTGATTTATAGCAATTCCAGTTCGTTCTTCAAACATTTCTGCATAAGCAGACGCTTGAATATAATAACTTTCGTTCCATTCATCGCTTCGTTCTTTTGATGAGGTCTTGAAGTCGATAATAGATAACTTTCCATCATACTCAGCAATGCAATCGACACGACCAGCTACCTTATATTTATCAGAATAGAGTCCTGCTTCTTGTGCATATATGTTATTCACTTTTAACAATACTGACTCTCTAAGTTGATTAAAAAGAACATATGGTAAAAAATTTTTCTTGTGCTTTTCTTCATCAAAATTATTATTGAGATAATCTTCACACATATGATGTACATGAGTTCCGCGTACAGCAGCTTTTCTTGCGACATAGTTTGCTACATCATCACCAACTCTTTTTCTCCACTCATGGAGTCCTTTTTTATTTCTTGTAGATAGAACAGTTGTAATAGAGGGATAAAAGTTTCCGTCTGGTGTTTCGTATAAACGAACTCCGTCAGTTGTTGTCGCTTTTATCTCTGGTAAATTTATCGTCTTGTGGTTGTACATTCTTATCACTTTCTTCATGTTTATATTATGGTGTAATCACTCCCATATAAATATCCAATTACTATTCCAATTATTAAAAATATAAATTCTTTTTTTGTAACAATTTCCCATGTAAGAATGATAGGTAATGATATAATGGTTGTAATAACAAGTGCTATATTTTTAAACATTCCTCATTCTTTCAACAAGTCTATCTGCTCTTTTAGTTACTTGGCGATACCATCTGCTGTCAACCATCTCATCTGCAGCTTTGTTCCAATCTCTAGCATCTACTCCAGCCTTCATACCTTTAAATTTAGATAATCGCGGGCGGCCCATGTTGAACATCATGTTAGCAATTATTCGTTGCACTTCCTCTGGTAAGTCATCAAAGTCTGGATATAATTTGTTGCAGTCTGACAAGACATTTTCGATATCGGAGTTGAATGCTGCAATGCATCTATCTTCGCTGACAGCTGTTCCAACTTCCCAACCATGTTCTGGGTCTGATTCCAAGACAAGATGGCCAATGCCAAAAGTAGGCAGACCAAGATGGTCAAGGTATATTTCATTAACACTTCCCTCGTCATATTTTATTTCCTCGCGTAGTTTATCTAAATTCATTGCTCTATCCCCATTCCTAGTTTAGTTTTTTGTATCAGATAGTTTCTTACGAAACCAGACCTAACAATATCTCCAATATTAAATTCTATACAATTAAATTCTTTCATCTCATGTAATATTTGTAGAAAATTCATAAGGCCATTTCTTTCATTTAGTTTTGATAAGTCTGATTGACCAAAATCACCACAAAATATGATTTTAGAATCTTGGCCAACTCTGGTAACTATTGTGTCCAATTCATGGAAGTTTAAATTTTGACACTCATCTACTATAATAATACTATTATCAAAAGTTAATCCTCTAAGAAATGATGTGGATAAAAAGTAAAAACTACCTTGTTGCTTTATTCTATCATACAACATAGAAAAGGCTTGTTCATTAGGTTGTTCAAACATAAACTGCATCATGTTAGAATATGGCACTTGATATAATGCAGACTTATCTTCTTCATCTCCTGGCAAGAAACCTATTTCTCTTGTAGGTATAAGTGAGCGAACCATAATAACTTTGTCGTATGGTGTTTCATTTTTTAACACCTCTGATAGTGCAAGGTATAATGAAATAAATGTTTTTCCAGTTCCAGCACAACCATATAGAAATTGGTTTTGTCCTTGTTTCCAAGAATCAAAAACAACTTTTTGACTATCTGTTACTGGCTTTATATTGGTAAGTTGATTGAAAGTAATATCTTTTTGTTTTCCCATTATATATTCCTATTAAGATGGAGCAGGAGTGAAATACACTCCGTACTCCTTACATGGAAGCTGATACACAATATATTGTTCCCATGCATAATTATTTATATTAGTACAGCCCTGTAGTTTTGCTCTTTTTATATTCTTTACTTAAATCTTGACCACCAATATCTATTAACTTGTGTTTCTTTGCTACATTTCTAACTTTGTTTTGTACTATAGTATCTGTTTTGTTTACCCTATCTGCAAGAGGTGAGTTTGGATGCTTCTCTGCAATCTTAGACATTACCTCATTGAAACCACCATCTGTTTTAAATGACCGACCTTGAACACCAGATACGATAGCTGGTGCAGTAACAATTTTACGACATTGTGGATTATTATCTAAGAACTCCTCAAGTTCTCCCCAAGTACAGATGGTATCAAAATACTCATCTTTTTTTGTATCATGTATTGTGTAAGTTGGCATTTTCTTCTTTCAGTTTTTGGTTTTCTTCATATAGTTCTTTATTTCTTTTTAAAACATCATAATAACATTTTGTCATTTCTCTGAGGTCTAACATTAGAGCATTTGAGTGTATATGTTTTTTCTTAACTTCTTCTTTTCTTTTTTGTTTACTATATTTTATAGCCTCTTTCCATTTTTCACTTTGTCTTAATTTCCAGAGCATCCAATCATAATATCTTTCTGGCTCTGGCCCTATGTCATCTCGAACCACTTAGGCACCTCCTTATTTTTCCAAGTTGCAAATCTTTTCTTCTCATTTATATAGTAGTTACGATAAGCCTGTATTGGATTACCTTTTACTTTACAGTACTCTGGCATTGCTTGTGGCATCTCTGTTCCTACTTTTGGTGGTATATTTTTTGGAGGCCTCATCAACATAAGTGATGGTTTACTAGCACCATGTATTTTTCCATAACGATTTGTAAACTCTATTAGTGTTGCCATATAGAGTTTATACATTTGAAAATAGTTAGTTATGGATTCACGAACCCATATTGCAGATGGGTGATTTACATGAGAAGCTTTGTATAATATATCTTCTCGTTCATCATGTAGTCGCCATCTTTTGATATTACGACCTATTGCAGTTTTACCTAGATACATTTCTCCATCTAGTAATCTATGTGCAGTAGACATCAGCTGTGCATACTCAATAGGCATCTTGACTATGTGTTTGTCAATATGCCATTTTGCATTTTGTATGGGGTCTTCGTGTAGATAAAATATATTCATGGCTTCTCCCATTTGTAAAATATGTGGTCACCTATTTCTACAGTTTTAGTTTTAGATTTTCTCCAAGCTGGAAACACATAGTCTGCATGATAATGTGTTGCACCATCTGTAATATCTAAAAGATTCACGCCAGGGATTAAAGATATATGTGCAAGGTCTTTAATCTTTTTATATATCTTTTTATCTTTTTTATGTACTTCATCTTTTTTACCATCACAATACCATGAGAATTGACATCTATGTTTGATAGGATAGTAATTACCATTCTTCTTCCAAGACTCTCTTGTAGGCCCTTGTTTAACGACCTCACAAACAGTATTAGGAAACCTTTTATCTTTTACTCTATTTAATGTTACTGAAATTACAGCTGACCAACCAGCAGTTCCTTGATTTCTAGCTTCAAAATAAACATTATCTGCAAGACATGATACTTGCACAGGGTCTACTCCAACTACTTTTGGTTTTGATGTAGGTAGTGCTGGATCAGCAGTTACTACACCCATAAGAACTAACATCTCTTGTAAACTAAGCATATACTCCTCTATTTTTAAATTTTTTTAATAATATCTCTTGTTGTTCATAAGCCTCTTTTTCCCAAGGCAAGTTCATATAATCTATACCAAGATAGATTTCACCTTTCCACATTTTTTCAATGCCAGAGTTAGCAGGATATTCTTTTAACTCACCTTTAAACTGCTGTTTTACATGAACTAGCTCGTGTAGAACACAAGTAATGAAATCATCATCTTTGAGTCTTTTATCAATCTCAATGTGAGAACAGTTCTTACCAACTTCCATACACCAACCTTGAACATCACCTTTTATTTTAGTAAGGTCAAATTCAATATTGTAGTATTTAAATCTAGTAAAATACTTATCACAGAACCACCAAGCAATGTCTTCAATTAAAGCCCGTTGCTTTTTAGTTCCACCATTGACTAGAACAAAATGTCCAATATCTTCCATTACTTTATTTAACTCCTACTGCTTCAACTTCGTCAAGATACATAGTGTAACCCTCATCCCAAAGTATCACAGCATCATTATCATTTTTAAAGCCTTCT